TTCAAAAATGTTACAGCACCCTGAAATGATATCTTTCTTTTAAACTCATCAAATGTTGATGTATTTGCAGTAAATGTTGTATATTCCTGGTTAAAACTACCAGTAATTGTCACAGGTGCAGCAGAATTTTTACCAACTACCCAATCACCATTAGAATCTACAGATAATACCTTACCTTCATCAGCACTTGTAACTGAAGGCAATTCATTAGGTGCATAAATATCATGATTTGTATTATTAGTTGTAATAGTTGCGATCTTGGTTCCACTATCTGTTACAGTAGATACCTCGACATGTGTGCCTTCCTTATCTGTGTAAACATCAGAAATCTTCTCCAAAATATCACCAGATGTATCATCAGCATTAATATCTGTAGGAGAACCGCCAAGTTTTACGTAAAATTTACTTAATGCATCTTTAATCTTCATATTTCCTCCTTTATTCTGTACGTTTCCACATATAGCATGTGATATAGGGCTGCAGGTTGCCACTATTTCCTGTTCCGACTGTAGAGGTGTTACCATCAATAAAACAACGATGAGCATTATTTGGTTTACTTACTCCCTGTGTAGCAAAATTTAAATCACCACTACTTGACCTTACACTAGTATTTTGACCATTCCAAACATTCGTATAGAGTGAACTAGTATATGCGTCTCGAATCAAGAAATCTGCTTTAAAATTATGGTTGTGAGAAGCCAAATCTTTACTACCACCAACCTTTTCAACTTGATTAAATTCTGTTTCACCAGTATTAACACCAACCGGTACTCTACCAGTTCCCCAAGCAACCCATGTACCACCCCAAATCGTTCCTGGATTTGTAGCTGATACAGAAATATAAATAGAACCTATGGGGTAAATAGTACTCCACATGTTCCTTATTGCTTCTTTTATTTCTTCAATTTCCTCGCTAGATCCACTTGTTTTACCCTGTACCCAAGTATCAAGATCAACGAGGTTCTTATTTTCGTTGTGACCAAGTGTCTTACTAGCCATAATATCACCTCTTACTTCTTCTCTAAACTCTTGTTGTACTGAGCAGTACTAATTCCGAGAAGAGCGCCAAGGAAACAATCAATAGCAGTAATGGTACCAACGATCTGTTCACCATATGGAAGACCCCAGATAGATGCCAATGCGAAATATAAAGTTCCTATGGCTGGTAAAGCTACAAGAGCAATCCACTTGAGTATATCATATACTTTATTATCAAACATATATTTTCTCCTTTTACTTACCCATTTCAACCCTTGTAAGTCTACCATCCATATCCTCGACTTGCTGTTCGAGCTTAAAAGTCCTTTCAATGACTTGATTATGTTTTTCGACTTCTTTTGTTAGGGCATCGATTCGATAAACCGTTACTCGATTTGCTAATATTGCAGATATAACGCCACTAAATATCGTACTTACAGCAGCAATAATAGCAACTATAACCACTTCGGTCATGTTGTCATCCTCCCATTGAACAAATGATGAATAAAAAAAGGAGCCATGCCCAAAATATAAATGAACATGGCCCCTAATTTAATTACTGTCTCAGGAAATATCTTTGCCTCATTTTCACCAACTACCCAATTAATACCGTTTGCCTGTTGCGGGGCTGGCGTAGGCATTGCTCCTGGGTAATATTGAGGAAAATAATTATTATAAGCCATTACTTACATCTCCTTTTTAAAATAATATATGGGGATTTCTTTTCCACTATCCCAAGTATCATAGTAATCCCCGTCAATAACAGTTATAACATGAGAACCGGTTGCTAATACATACGTTCCATCACGATACTCATTACTAAAATCTTCAACAGTATAGCAATCAGGGCATTCATTTGGTATAATATATCTTTTAAACCCATTATCTTTTAGGTATGCTCCCCAAACAGCATTTGAGTTTTGCATATCACCCATATTGAAGCCCTTCAATGCTATACCTATATAAATACTGTCCCAATCTTTATTTAATGCTAAAGATAAAGCTCTAACAACACAATCACCAGTTAAATTATAGAATGGATTTGGATTATAGAACTTCCATGCCATAAATATCAACCTTTAAGGATCTTATCCCAAGTATTCTTTCCGCAAATACCATCAACAGTAAGCTTCTTTGCCTTCTGAAAAGATTTACATGCATCTTCACAAGCAGGACCAAAACTACCATCAATAGCAAGAACTTTACCATTTCCCTTATAGCCAAGCTCCTTCAAAAGTCTCTGGAATGTTTTTACTTCTTCGCCCTTAGAACCTCTCTTAAGAACAGTTAATTCTACCATAACTTTATCCTCCTTTGGTGGTACTGGTGTCGGAGGTGGTGTTGGTTCCGCATCATACTTCGGATGTCCATATCCCATAATTTTCTTATTAGACTTATTATAGGATTTATTCCATACTCCACCTTTTCCGTCTTTTGTTGTATTGCCTTCTGTTGTATAAACCATGCTGGCTGTTACCTTATCAACACGGCCAACATGTTCTGCTTTCTTATCACTATCAGTATCAAAGAATATAATGTCACCAACCTTGGGATTCTTGTCATATCTCTTTTTATAAATGAAATACTGACGAAGATTTTCAGCACCAGCTGCTGCTCCGCCCTGGTCAATAGAGCCATCAAGACACATTACTTTTCTCATCTTATCAATATCCCAATTACAAGCCACGCCAATAAGCCACAATTGATAGAGAGCACAGTAGGCTTTACCTTGCTTGTTGCCATTTAGAAGTTTTCTTGCCTTGTCGTAAATATCTTTTGCAAATTTAGTATAATTGTTATTACCGGCATTTGCTGTCTTTTCATACAGATGTTCTGGTGTTTTCTTTTCGAGATAACCAATCTGTTCTTCATTTATCTTGTTTACTTCTGATAAATATACGTTCGACATAATTAGAAAAACCTCCTTATTATGAATTTTCGTTAAAGTCAATAATCTTAAATTGAGGATATGCACTATACCCTCTAGTGTCATTACATCTTATAAACGATGTGATTCTTAATTTAGCTTTAATATCTAATAAACCTATCAATTGCAAAACATCACCAAGATAGTAGTCTTTTTTAAATTGATACGACTTTACCGTATCAATCTGAGCATCAAAAGTCCAGTCATAATCATTCTCAGAAAGCTTTTCAGCACCTCTAGTAATTAACTGATTCTGATAATCTGTTGGTGATAATGTTCCACCATCTGTTTTTGATGATACGTCTCGTGCATCAACAAATAATTCATATCGGTTAAGACCTGCTGGTTCTGTATCTTCTTTAGTATAAACCGCAGTTTTTCTATCAGAACCTTCATCTTCTCCAGCAATTAGTGCTAAATTACAATATTTTGTCATATTATTTGTTAACTTACTGGAAATAATGTTATCGAAGTCTTGACCAAATACTACATAAGGACGATCACTTTGACTATAGGATCTATCTACTCCGGCATATAAAGTACAAACAATATAATGCTCATCTGTTAAAATAATTTTAAAACCTAAATTAAAAGGTTCTAATAATTGCTGAAATACACTATACAATGTATCTCCAGTAAATTGAGCAGACTCAACAGAACAAGATGTTACTGCTGGATCTTCTGATTCTAAAAATATAAAATTTGGAATTGTTCTATTAGTGTCTTCTGGAGCTATTAAATTCTCATTTAATAATTTCTTTATACCATCTTGAACATTTCCATAAAATATAGTTTGTTTCCATACCAATCTTCTCATTAAAATAGATTCTAATGAGCGACCACGAACTAATATCTTATTTGAATTTGTTGATTCATCGATTTGAATATCTTCTATTATCATCACTCTATCAGACTCTGGTATTCTAACATAATTACCAAGTTTTGCATATTTTGCTATAGATGATGAGGTATTTCCATAAATCTCAAAATCTCCAGCTTCAGAATATCTTTCGGTCCAAATTATGGACTGGTAATCATCAACAATTCCAATTATGTCAAAATCAGAATCCATAATAGTTGCTTCCATAACAGCCATAATAAGGACCTCCAAATATCAATTAGTTCTTTTCCAGATAGAAATGTATTTCATGCTACTTGTAGAAAAACTAAATCGCA